CATTTTTATATGTATACCAATGAAATGTATTAAATTATTTACAAAGGAGTGTGTAGTTGAGGAGTGTGTAGTTATTTTTTTTCTTATTTATATTTTTCTAAATAGTTTTGTTAGAAAATTTACATGACATGTAAACATTTATCTGGTAATGGAATATTTTGAAATTATGTTACAAAGGAGTGTGTAGTTGAGGAGTGTGTAGTTTTTTTTCTTATTTATATTTTTCTAAATAGTTTTGTTAGAAAATTTACATGACATGTAAACATTTATCTGGTAATGGAATATTTTGAAATTATGTTACACCGGAATAACTGGTCATATTGACAGCTACGTAAAAAACTACATAATAAATTATATTAATTTGTAATGAATCCACAGTACGCTAAAAATAAGATATTCGACCAGTTTTACACGAAGAGAGATGTGGCTCAGACGTGTGTGAACGCGCTCGAAAAAATTGTGAAACTTGATGACGCCATTGTGATAGAACCATCCGCCGGCAATGGAGCATTTTTAGAGTATCTTCCCGGTCATACAATAGCTATGGATCTCGATCCTAAGAAAGACGAAATAAAACAACAGGATTTCTTCGAGTATTCCAGAGAACCGAGTAATAAATCCGTCGTCGTGGTCGGCAATCCTCCGTTTGGCATATGTAACAGATTGTCGCTGGGCTTCTTTAATCATGCCGCGAAGAGTTGTCACGCCGATTACATAGCGTTTATAATTCCGAAAACGTGGAGGAAGAGATCGATTGTCATAAAACTAGACCATAGTTTTCATAAGATCGGCGATGTTGATGTACCTCAAAAGGCATTCGACGATAACAAAGTTCACGTGGCGTGCTGTTTCCAGATATGGGAGCGTCGTGACGTTTTAAGAGTCGACGAACCTCGACGATATCCCGTGGATGGTTGGGTGTTTTCCACGGTTGACGATGCCGATTTTGCCATTAAAAAGTCATGCACTCGTGCGGGTAAATTACATGCATTAAACGAATTGACAAAGCCACCGAGTAGCTATTTCTTTATCAAGATAACATCGTCGGATAAGCAAAAGGTTCGTGACGTGTTTGATAAATGTGTTCCTGAGTTTATGAAGTCTGCTCTCAACGTATGTAACAGGGAGAGTCTGTCTCAGGGCGAGGTTGAAAAAAATTATATTACCTCTCAAGAAAAAGTTTTATTATATTTTACCGGATGATCGTAAAAAATTGATATTAAACACCGACATACATAAGTATATTCCTGAAAATAGACTAAAAAACTTTATTTGACATGTCATTTGACCCTGGATATGAAATCCTTATAAAATCTGTATAATCGCTGTAAATGAAGACGATTTTTAATTAAAATGACCAGAATTAATCTTGTTCCCGTGGACGAGCTCGCAAATCAACATTTGTTTGCTGGTAAGTTTGTATGAAAGTAAATAATAATCTTCTCGTATTATACATCTGAAATATAGTTTACTAATATCACTTTCTAATTTCAATCATTTTGTTTTCAGAGTGGAGAGAAATCCGACACATACCAAAATCGCTGGCACGTTCGCTGAAGACTCAATCTGTCGAGAAGATACTCAAGAAGATACCGAAGGAGTTCTGTCTAAACACCGGACATGTCACATTTTTTTACGACAAGGGAGAATATCTGAGGAGAAGATACGAGCAACTTACAGAAGAGCTCATCGCCAGAGAATACAACATCAACCGAGATGCCAAGTTCGACCCCGATGACGTGATGTATTCTCCGGATTGGAATGGAGACTACAAACCGGATGAGCGGGCACTTGCTATCATCAGAGAGCGCATCGCAGAAAAGATCGCACTTCGACCTGATTTTTATAAATGGCCAACAAAGAATTAATATCTGTAATAACATATGGCACAGAAAACCGTAAAAATCGTACTGAAAAACGAAGGATCTTTGGAAAAATATGGCTACCATGTTAAAGATACTCGCGATACTCGTCGCGCAGCACTCAGGAAAGCAATGGCAGATCGTAAAAGCAGGGATGGTCTGAACAAACTCATTGGACGTATAAATGTCTTGAGTATATATTTCAAAAAGAGCAACCCGCTGTACGCGGCTCGCGCCAATGAAGACGAAAGTTTTATTAGGAAATATCGGGAGAAGAAATTCCCACTGAAGAAAAAGTAGATGTATCAAAGTGTGTTTTGTCGATACGGAAGATATCATATCGTCAAATCATTGATAACTACTAGAGACGTAAAATAATGTCATAATTTAGTATGACTAGATGCGTTATTTGTCAGAAGAAGGTCGGAGTCCTAGGATTCGCGTGCAAGTGTGAAGGAACTTTTTGCGAAAAACATCGATTGGCAGAGGCGCATCAGTGCCCGACTCTATTGGTGAAATCTAACGTGGTTTTAATCAAGATTGTGGCTGATAAATTGACCAATCGCGTGTAATAACTTAAAAAAAATAAACTTATATGATAAGTAAAGCTTACCATGCCAGGCGGAATTGCGCAGCTCGTAAGTTACGGTGCTCAGGATGTATATCTCACCGGAAATCCCCAGATCACGTTTTTTAAGTCCGTGTACAGGAGATACACGAACTTTGCGCTCGAGAGCATTCAACAGCAATTCGACGGGATCGCGGACTTCGGCAAATTCCCGACGGTCACGATTTCTCGTAATGGTGATCTTTGCGGCCCCGTGTGGATTGAGGTCACTCTGCCGAGCCTTCAAGGGTACAACATCACCCCTACCCCACCAATTTCCCTGGGGTCTACGACGCTCACCAACACTACCAACGTGGCTGCACTGAGTAACGTATTCACGGATGCCTCCGGTAACTACTGGCAGTCCAACAATGCCGGTGTGTATTCCAACCTTATTGCGGCATATAGCAATGTGGATGGATCTTATTACACTTCTAGTGCCAACGTTTCTGACATTGGGAATACGTCTAAGTATGTCGCCAACATTATCACATGGCCCTACATGAACTTTGTCGGGAACGGATTAGTGAGTAATGCTATTTCCAACGTGAGCATCCCAACTTCTAACTTGCGCTATGTCAATGGAGTGGGTCTGGCACTGTTTAACTCTATCGAGCTCCAGCTTGGTGGTCAGCGGATAGACAAGCACTACTCCAACTGGTGGGACGTGTGGACTGAGCTGACGGAAACCTCTGAGAAATTAGCGGGATACAACAAGATGGTCGGGCGTTACGATCCTACATATTACAAGAACAACTGGGACCTCAGCATGGCTGCCGGAGGAACCTACTACGTCCCGATGAAATTCTGTTACAACAGGAACCCTGGGCTGTATATGCCTCTGGTCGCCCTTCCATATCACGAACTGAAAATGAACTTTGACATCAACACGTATTTGAATTGTGTGAAGTGCAATTACCCCATCACCAGTCTGACTTCTCAGAACGGCGCGACACCCCTCGCGATAACCAACATGAAGCTATACTGCGACTACGTGTTCCTAGATGCGCCCGAACGCATTAGGATGTCAGAGATCCAACACGAATACCTGGTTACTCAGTTGCAGTGGCAGGGGTCTGAGCCCGTTACTTCCCCGACCGCCCCATCTGGTTCTCAGAACCGTAAATTTACTCTAAACTTCAACCACCCCGTAAGGGAACTTGTTTTCGTTTACCAAGCTGCCAGCACGTATGACTCCGACCCCGTTGACGGTAATAACATTTTCGACTACGAGATTCCTCTACCCGTCGGCAATGGAACTGAGGTGTTCGAAGAGGTAAAACTCATTATCAACGGTAGTGATCGCTTCTCTGCACGCCCAGGTGCCTATTTCCGTCTAGTGCAACCCTACGAACATCACGTTCGCGTGCCAAGCAAGTCAATATATGTATACTCGTTTGCGTTGGAAGACGCCGACTCCAAGCAGCCTAACGGGTCTGCCAACTTCACTCGGTACGATTCGGCGCAACTACAGGTCGTGTTGAATGCCAGCTTGCCAAGTGGACGCGTTCAAATTTACGCCCCCAATTTCAACGTTCTTCGCATAGCGAGTGGTATGGGGGGTCTTGCTTTCGCCAGCTAAACACTTTTCCAGGTGCGATCATAAGCAGACTAGATTTGACGATATGATCTGTTTAGCTTTCGCTTCATAATCATAACAAAGCATTGTTCGTTAATTAGTTTGTCGATACGAAAACATCTCCATATCGACAAATATGTAAGACAAAATTAAGATTTTACTTGGCGATCAACGTGGCTGTAAACCCAGTATCTAATCCGCCGATGATAGTCTGAGTATTGCCCATAGTCTGAGCGATGGAAACTGTGATGGAATCGGTGTTGGATAACTGCACGATGTAAGACCCTGATGTGATGTAGTTATGCGACGCGCCTGATGAGTATATTTGCGTCAGAGTCTTGTGTCTAGATCCATTTTTGAGCAAATGAACCTGCATTTCACCAGATCCCGCGGTAGGTCCCCATGCACATGACCCATTTACCTGATAATATCCAGCAACCCCTGGCGTGTATGCTCTAGTAGCCAAGCTGAACCCGCCGCTAGTGTCATACACGACGTTAGAGTATAATGGAGTCGTGTTACCAGTGGTGCTTATCGTCTGAGTTGCCAAGTTTCCAAAGTACACCGAAAACGCCGGACCGTTGGGAATGCCCGTCAGCAACGCTCCGTTACCACGGAAGTAATTTGCCGACACGTTCCCGGTGACGTTTACTTGCCCAGATACGATGACGTTTCCAGGGGCCGTCACGTTACCTATGATGTCGATGTTTCCCGTGGACGGCAGACCGGTATTCCACCCACTACCAAGCTGGACGATGTTCAAGAACGTTCCTACGTCGGACCGTATTTGTTCGCCAGAACCTGCTGTCATACCCACTGCAGTTCTCAGACGATAATCCGTGGTCGTCGAAGGAGTTACTATGATATCAAGAACAGGAGCGGGAGTATTGGAAGATGTGAGAGACGGTGGCAACGTTTCCGACGATGGGCCAATTTGAACACCAGTGGTGCTGTTGACTAGTCTAAATGCGTAGAAGTAGTTGGACGCCGCTTGCCATCCTAATTGCGCAGTAATGCGGTATGTGACTCCGCCCTCCAGAGTAAACACCCCCGTGGTAGAGTTATACGTGATACCGTCACTCTCGCGAACCGAATTCATAATGACGTTGATGTTGGACCAGTTTCCAGACGAGATGGTTTGATTTGTAGCCCGCACTGCCGCCAAGTATCTAGCAGGAGGAGCAATGCCTTCTAGGAACGCGCCGTTTCCGACGAAATATTCGGCCGACACATTCCCGGTAGCGATAACGTTGCCCAGAATATCCGCAGAAATTGTGGTCGGAAGTGTAGTCGAAACGCCTTCCAAAAGTGCACCATTACCGAGGAAATACTCTGCAGATACGTTTCCGGTGGCGGTGACATTGCCGAGAACATCCGCAGTGACGGTGGTCGGGAGCGTAGCAGTTACACCGGTCAGCAGCGCGCCGTTACCCAGGAAGTATGAAGCTGTCGCATTGCCACTTAGAGAGAGATTCGTCGTGACACGGTTGTTTAAGTATTCCAATGCTTCAGACAGCGAGTTTCCTCCCGGAACTGTTCCAACATTTGCAGACAATTCTATGTAGTCGTCGGAGTAATCGCCATAAGCCGCTAAAACATCATTAGTGCGTCCGAATACAGTATTCACCGGGAAATTTGCGCCTTCGAAATTCAACCAATTTAGGTCGACATTGGATGGTGATGCGGTTAGCAGATACGAGTTTCCGTCATCCGATTGTCTGACGAGAGAACCTATGGGTAGATCACCCCCGCCTAGAGCAAGACGAGCTGCCGTATCTGCGACATAACCCTGTGGTACAGTGAGATATCCGTCGAGATATTGTTGCTGTATATAACCTGTAGAGTCTAACGTTGCGACACCTGACATGTTCGCACCGTTACCTACGATGTAAGCAGCCTCCACGTTTCCAGTGGCGGTGACATTACCAAAGACGTCGGCGGTGATCTCAGACGGGATAGTGGAAGGGACATCGGTCAGCAATGCGCCATTGCCGATGAAATACTCGGCAGACACGTTACCGGTAGCAGTGACATCGGTCAATAATGCGATATTCGCGATGACATAATCCGCAGACACGTTACCGGTAGCAGTGACGTCGGTCAATAATGCGATATTCGCGATGACATAATCCGCAGACACGTTACCAGTGGCAGTAACGTCGGCCAACAATGCACTGTTGCCAAGGAAGTACTCAGCAGACACGTTACCAGTGGCAGTGACATCGGTCAATAATGCGATATTTCCGATGATATAATCCGCAGACACATTCCCGGTGGCAGTGACGTTACCGAGGACATCGGCGGTAATCTCCGAGGGAAGAACATATGTTTCGATGCCGCTCAACAGGGCACCGTTACCTAGGAAATACTCCGCAGACACGTTCCCGGTGGCAGTGACGTTACCGAGGACATCCGCGGTAATCTCGGAGGGCAGTACGTATTGTTCGATGCCTGTCAGTAGGGCACCGTTACCTAGGAAATACTCCGCGGACACGTTACCAGTGGCAGTGACGTTACCGAGGACATCGGCGGTGATCTCAGAAGGCAGCACGTATTGTTCGATGCCTGTCAGTAGGGCACCGTTACCTAGGAAATACTCCGCGGACACGTTACCAGTGGCAGTGACGTTACCGAGGACATCGGCGGTGATCTCAGAAGGCAGCACGTATTGCTCGATGCCGGAAAGCAGGG